TGGTCATGTAGGTGTAGCTCAGGATGCCTTTCTTATCCCGGTCAACGGTCATCTTATCCGGCAGTAGCGGGTACAGGCCTGTGACCTGATTCCGTCCGGAACGGATGATCTGGCAGTAGCTGTTGCCCCACAGAAGCAGGTGCGCCAGCATAACTTCCCGTAGCACAAAGGATGTCATTTCGCTGTTCGGCTCATCATGGAGCAATGGGAACAGTGGATGCTCTGTTGCCTTGCGGTTGCCATCTTCCTTGGCCTCATACACTCCCAGCGGCAGGCTGGCGACCGTTTCCGAGATGACCCTGACACAGGCGTATACCGTGGAAAGCTGTATAGCCGTGCTGGCATTGACCGGTTTGCCGGAACCGCTGGTGCCAAAGTAGAAGGTTGGGGCAGCGCTAACACTGTCCTGAGGCTTGTCTCGCGCACGGAACAGCGCGGTGAATGGATTTTTCATGCTGTACCTCCTCATAATCCTGATCCGGTTTTCTTATCATGGCACTCTTTACAGAGGGCTTCCCAGTTCGTCTGATCCCAGAACAGCCGCTGATCGCCCCGGTGCGGGATAATGTGATCCACCACCGTCGCGGGAGCAATCTTTCCCTCCGCCTGGCAAAAGGCACACAGCGGATGCTGTTTCAGAAAAAGCGCCCGGGCCTTCTGCCATCGGGCATCATATCCCCGAGCCGCAGCGCCGCCACGGAGCCGGTCACCGCTCCACTCCATATGATCCTGACAAAAAACCTGACCCTGCACAGCGAGTTCCGGGCATCCGGGATAACGGCAGGGTCTTCTTGGTTTATAGGGCATTTCTGATTCCTCCTACAGAATGAGAAAACCCCTGTCATCATAGACAGAGGCTCCTATGTTCGCGTTTTTCAAAGCCCGATCCAGTGCCATGACCAGTGCCACAGCACCGTCGACCTTTTCCGTGGATTTCTCTTTATCGATCTTCAGGTTTCCGGCAGGGTCAGTCCGAACGAAAGCGTTATCCATATTCCATCGGAGAACAGGATGGCCGCCGTGGCACAGTTTCCGTTCCAGCACCAGACGCATCAGTTCTTTCGTCGGTGGACTCATATCCCGGAACCCTTGACCGAAGGGAACCATGGTAAAGCCGTCATCCTCAAGAGTCTGAACCATCATTGTGGCGTTCCACCGGTCATAGGCAATTTCCCTGATGTTGTACCGTTCGCCCAGGTTCAGGATGAATTGCTCGATGAAGCCGTAATGAACCACGTTTCCTTCCGTTGTATGGAGAAAACCCTGCTTCTGCCATTTGTCATACATCACATGGTCCCGCCGAACACGCAACTGTAGTGTTTCCTCTGGAAGCCAGAAATGTGGCAGGACTATGTACTGTTCTTCTTCGTCACGCGGAGGGAAGACCAGCACCATGGCTGTCAGGTCGCTGGTGGAAGAAAGGTCAAGCCCGGCATAACAGGCACGGCCTTCCAATTCATACTCATTGACCACACCGCCACAGTCATCCCATTTGTCCATAGGCATCCAGCGGATGGACTGTTTCACCCACTGATTCAGGCGAAGCTGCCGGAACATGTTCTCATCGGCAGGCGTTTCCTGCGCTTTTCTGAAAGCGTCCCGGACCTTGTCGATGGTGATTGTCTGATCCAGAGAAGGATTTGCTTTGTACCAGTTCTTCTCATCCGTCCAGTCTGCATCATCCGGCAATCCGTAAATGACGGGATAGAACCGCGGATCATGCTTTCTTCCTTCGATGAGATCCAGAGCTTTCTGGTGTACTTCCCAGCAGATGCTGTTTCGATCCGTTCCGGCAGTTGTCAGAAAAAACCACAGAGGCTGCTTCCGGGCATCACCGGAGCCCTGGGTCATCACATCATATAAGGCACGGTTTGGCTGCGTATGCAATTCATCAAAGATACATGCGCTGACGTTCAAACCATGCTTTGTTGCGACCTCACTGGACAGTACCTGATAAATGCTTCCGGTCGGCTGATATACCATCCGCTTCGTGGAAGGGATGATTTTGATCCGCTTGCTGAGGGCCGGAGACTGTTTCACCATATCCACGGCTACATCGAATACGATAGCGGCCTGCTGCCGGTCGCTGGCGCAGGAGTAAACCTCTGCCCGCCATTCATCATCATTACAAAGCATGTTCAAGGCGACGGCAGCACCGAGCTCTGATTTACCCTGTTTTTTGGGGATCTCAATATAGGCGGTATTGTACTGCCGCATGGTTGGATCTTCATCACGCACCGTACCGAAGACATCCCGGATGATCTTTTCCTGCCATGGAAGCAGCTTGAAGGGCTGTCCGTGGAATTCTCCTTTGGTGTGGCGGAGGCACTCTATGAACTGCGTGACGCGGCGGGCCTTTGCCTCAGAGAACATCCTTCCAGCCTCCCTTCAGGATATTTTCCATAGGATCATCTGTATCGGCCTTCTCACCGGAACCAGCATACAATCGTGCACGGCTGGCAGGAGTCAGGCCAAACTCAGAACAGAAAGACTGCATGATCTTCAGGTTCTGCTGAGCAATGCTGACCTGGGGAACCTGCTGTACATAGCCACTGGGCGTTTTGAAAATGGTTCCGTGCTGGGACAGGAACTCTTCAGCTTCTCTCCACCGGGCATAGGCCTGACAGTATCCTGCGAAAGCCTCCATATCATGCTCTGTCAGAATACCCATTGCGATCAGGGAGGGAGCCAGACGCTTCCATTCCTTCTTCGCTTCTGGCATCAGCCAGTTGGGACATTTGACATTATTCTGCGGAGGCGTAGGTTCTTCCGCATTAATCGGTCTTCGGCCTTTGCCCCGGTCGCCCTCCAGCAGTTTCAATGCCGTGGGCAGGGGCTTTCTTCCTCTGGTAGCCATCTGGTGTCACCTCCCTTCGTGATAGCGTTTTTCACTGAAAATCAATTCTGTGGAGCAATTTCAGTGTAAGAAAGTGTGTTTCCATCGCGCAGTACTGTAATTTCTTGGTCCGGAAAGTCGGCGTGGAACCGCTCCACTATGACGGTTGCATATTTCGGATCCAGTTCCATCGTCCGGCAGATACGGTCAGTCTGCTCACAGGCGATCAGAGTTGAGCCGCTGCCACCAAACAGATCCATCACGACTGCGTTCGGTGCACTGCTGTTTTTAATCGGATAACAGAGCAACGGGATCGGCTTCATTGTCGGATGATCCGCACTTTTCTTCGGCTTGTCGAAGTTCCAGATGGTGGACTGTTTCCGATCGGAGAACCACTTGTGTTTTCCATTGGGCAGCCAACCATACAGCACCGGTTCGTGCTGCCATTGATATGGACTGCGGCCCAGTACCAGGCTGTTCTTTACCCAAATGCATACACCAGAAATATGAAAGCCGGACTCTTTAAAAGCCCGGCGAAAGTTGAGACCTTCTGTGTCCGCATGGAAGATGTATGCGCTGCCACCTTCTGCCATGTGAGCCGCCATGTTTCGGAAAGCTGAAAGCAGGAAGGTGAAAAACTGTTCATTTGCCATACTGTCGTTCTGGATGGATTTTCCATCAGCGGATTCATAGGCGACATTGTAAGGCGGATCCGTAACAACCAGGTTAGCCTTGGTTCCATTCATCAGGAGATCTACTGCTTCAGGGTCAGTACTGTCACCGCACATCATCCGGTGCTTTCCAAGCGTCCAGATGTCACCGGACTGTACATAAGGCTGTACCTCATCCGGATCAATCTCGCAATCATCGTCATGAACGTCTTTGTCATGAACCTTGGAGAACAGGTCATCGACTTCCGCTGCATCAAAGCCAGTCGCACCGAGATCATAACCAGACAACTGCAGATCCTGCAGCAGTTCGGCCAGGGCTACGGGTTCCCAGTCGCCGGTTGCCTTGTTCAAAGCAATGTTGAGCGCCTTTTCGTCCTGCGGGTTTTCGATATGCACCACAACACAGTCAACCTCCGTGGCCCCTTCGGCTTTCAGTACCTTATACCGCTGATGGCCACCGACAATGTTTCCGGTCACTTCATTCCAGACAATCGGATCTACGTAGCCGAAGTCATGCAGGCTGCGTTTGATCTTTTCATACGCAGGATCGCCTGGCTTCAGGTCTTTTCTGGGGTTGTATTTCGCGGGCTTCAGCTGGTCAATGGGCATCCGCTGCATGTTGAGATTCGTATTCATGGTTGCTCCTTCTGCCGTCCTTCGGGGCGGCTTTTTTGCTGTCTGGGCGGGCTGATACCCCCACCCCCGAATTTGTCGGAAATTCACGCGTGAGGGGGGCGCGGTCTCCGCCTGGCACACAACAGGGATCCGACCACCCCCTCCC